AACCTGCAGAACCTACTGTATATGATTTCTCTACTGCATTTGAGGGTGGCGAAGTCGACCAAACCATCGCAGATGAGTTTTCAAAAATGCTAAATGGTGTAGGTGCTACGCAAGAGCAAGCATTAGAAATGGCTAAGTTTGGTAATCAATATGCAACCAATCTTGTAACGGCTTACGAAAACCAAAAGCAAGAAGCACTTAAAGCGCAGTACAAAGGTTACGCAGATAACGCTCGTGAGGTATTAGGGAATAAATTTGATGCTACTGTTAGCCAAGCGGCCGCAGGTGTTGAAGCAGTAGAAAAGACAATTCCTAATATCCGTGAAATCCTAGCTGAAAATGGCTTGGGTAATCGTGTAGAAGTAATTCAACTATTCGCACATATCGCTGGTATGGCAAGCGAAGATAACAACGCAGGGAACAACAGACCTGCAAATAATCAATCTGACGAAGCTATTAGACGAAATATGTATCCGTCTATGTTTAAAGATTAAAGGAGATTAATTAATGGCTACAATTGGAACTAACAATCCTACATTATTGGATTTACAAACTCGTATGGATCCAAACGGTAAAATTGCACAAATCATTGAGCAATTGAACCAAACAAACGAAATCATTCAAGATATGACAATGATTGAATGTAATGATGGTACATCTAACAAAACAACAGTACGTACTGGCTTGCCTGAGGCTACATGGCGCATGCTTTATGGTGGTGTACAACCTAGCAAATCTACTACAAAACAAATTACCGACACTTGCGGTATGTTGGAGGCTTACTCCGAAGTAGACGCTAAGTTGGTTAAATTGTCTAATGACCCTGTAGCATTCCGTGCTACAGAAGATGCTGCATTTGTTGAGGCTATGGGCCAAGAAATCGCACGTACACTTTTCTATGGTGATGAAAGTACACCTGAAAAATTCGTTGGTTTATCCGCACGTTTCAATACATTAGACCCTAAGAAAGCTGATAGCGCTAAAAACATTATCGATGCTGGCGGTACTGCTAACCTTGCCTCTATGTGGCTTGTGGGCTGGGGGCCACTTACTGTACACGGTATCTATCCACGTGGTACAGAGGCAGGTTTACAACAAGAAGATAAAGGTAAGACTACAATCACTAAACCTGACGGCTCTTTGTTTGAGGCGTATCGTACTCACTTTGAACAAAACATTGGTTTGTGTGTGCGTGATTGGCGCTATGTAGTACGTATCGCCAATATCGATATGAAATCTATCAAAGAAGATATTTCCGCAGGCCCTAACTTAATTAATTTAATGATCCGTGCAGAAGAAAAAATGCATAGCTTAACTGGATGTAGACCAGTATGGTATATGAACCAAGAATTGCGTACATTCTTACGCTTGCAAAAGAACAAAGTACATGGCTCTACTATCACAGAAGATATGGAAATGGGTAAAATGGTTACTCGTGCTAATGGTATTCCTGTTCGTAAAATTGATACATTGCTTTCCACAGAAGCACGTGTTACTGCATAGTAGAGAGGAGAAAATACATGATTATCGATACTTTAAATACATTCCATTGGAAACGTGAATTATCTGGCAATGTCAGCTCCGATGTTATGGTTACTAGCGGTGATGCAGACCCTAACTTGTGGTTAGTTGTTCGTGTAGATAAAGCATTAACTGGTACTGCATTGATTAATGTGTACACATCTGATACAGAAAACATTGCTAACCCTGTATTGTTGCATGGTATTACATTACCAGCCAATGCACCAGCTGGATACGAATATAAAGTACGCTTGGCAAATGGTGTTAAACGTTATACACGTGCTAATGTCAACAATGCAACGGCTGGCACAATTTCTGTATTCTTGACTAGCGGTATCACTAGCAAATAGGGGGTAACATGGAATACATTGCAAAAGTAACTTTGTATCACAATACAAAGGGTTTAATTGAAGACGGACAAACAGTAGAACTTACAAAAGAAGAAGTAGCTGAATACGATAAAGATTACTTCAATGATTTGTTTGAAGCTGTAGGCGCAGATGAAACCGATGATACAGACGAAACTAACACAGATGAAACTGTAAACGATAAGCCAAAGAAACGTGGCAAGAAATCGGAAGAACCTGCAGAATAACAGAATGAGGGGTGCGTATGCATCCCTCTTTTTTACTACAAAGGGGGCAATATGACACCTACTGATATTTGCAACATGGCCTTGTCATTAATCAATGGCGGTAGGATATACGGCCTTGATGAAGAAACAGAAACGGCTAGACAGTGCAGATTGCACTATGATGCGACACGCAAGATGCTACTTTCACAATATGAATGGAATTTTGCACGTAAGCGTGAAGAGTGTGTGTTATCTGAGCATAAGTTAGCTGGCTATGAATATGTATATGCGTATCCAGAAAAATGCATTCGTATCCTTGGTGTTATTCCTAAAGGGGAACGATTTAGAACGGATAGGCAAAAAGAATATGATGTATTTACCTTTGACGATAACACAAAGTATATCGTGAGTGATGTACCGCTTGCGTACATTGATTACGTGTACGATGTGCAAGATATAGATGTATTCAGTCCTGTATTCGTACAGGCTTTGAAATCTAAAATGGGTGCTGAATTAGCCATGCCATTGACTGGTAATAGTGGTTTATTCGACCAATGCTATAAACTCTATCAAGCAGCAACACAAGAAGCTAAGAGTTTGAGTGCTAAAGAGCGTAGGCAAGATATGCCATATATTTCTAATTATGTAAAAGCAAGGAGCTGGTAATCATGAAACCAATGTATATATCACAACTTGCATTTACAACAGGTGAGATTTCGCCCGATGTATCTAGGCGGTTTGACCTAGATCAATTCAAAAGTGCGTTGTTATTAGCAGAAAATGCAGTAATTAGACCTTATGGGGCAGTAGCTAGACGGCAAGGGTCAGAGTATATAGGACAAGTCAAAAACAAAGATAAATCTACAAGATTGTTTGAATTTACGGCTGAAAAGAATAAATCATTCCTACTTGAGATTGGTGAGCAGTACATCAGAGTGTGGCGGAATGGTATTTATACAGGTATTGAATTACAAACACCATTTGAAAGTGATGTAGTTGATAAATTGAACTGCATCCAAAGTGGTGATGTCATGTTCATTTGTAGTGGTAAGTATCCAGTTAAAACGTTATCTAGGTATTCTGATACAGACTGGCGATTTGATACATATAAGTTGTCAGAGCAACCATACGGCGAAGTTAACATTGACAAAGAAAGTACTGTAATCTTGAATGGCGATACCTTAACCGCCACAAAAGATATATTCAACGCTGATATGGTTCATTCTGTCATGCAGATTGAACATTATGTAAAATCGGTTACTACTAGCAACACTGGTGAAGTAATCAAAGGTTACAAAGAAGTATGGAATAAAGATTACGAACACACGCATGCGAAGTATTATGAGGAGTACAACAATATCAATTACAATGTAGAACAATTCAGTAGTGATGAGGATTTATCATGGAAATTTACAACGCATGGCACATGGAATGGTACAGTAAAAATCCAAATTAGTAATGACAATGGCACTACATGGAAAGATTACAGGGTGTACACATCCAATAATGACTACAATGTTACAGATACAGGCAAGGTTACACCTAGTGCTAAATTGAAAGTTGTATCTGATTTGAAAGGTGGTAGCGTTAATGTAGATTTATCGTTTTTGCCACATGTTAGCTATGGTGTAGTCGAAATCAAAGAGTTTGTAGATGGTAAGCATGTTAAAGTTAATGTGTTAAATAGTGTGGTTGAAAATGAAGCCACATCTAAATTTAGATTTGGACAATGGGGCAAAGGCAATGGTTATCCTCGTGTATGTACCTTTTACCAAGATAGATTTATCCTAGCATCCAGTTTTCGATATCCTAACTACATATGGTTCAGTCGCACAGGCGATTATTCCAACTTTGGTGTAGAAAAGGTAGGCGGCACGATTACAGATGATAGTGCAATCACACTACCAGTAATTAACCGCAAAATGTATGACATTAGGCACTTAATACCTGCTAATGATTTATTGATTTTGACAAGTGGTAATGAATGGATAATTGATGGTTCTAAAACTATCACACCGACTAACTGCAATTTGCGAACACAAACCCAACGTGGTGCATCTGAATGTGAGCCACAATACATAGGGAATAGATGTGTATATGTACAGGCTAGAGGATGCGTAGTACGTGATTTAGGATATTCCTACGAAAGCGATAACTACACAGGGGCTGACTTAACTCTATTCGTTAAGCATCTGACAAAGTATCGTAACTTTATCACAAGTGCTTATGCACAAGATCCAGATAGTATCGTTTACTACGTTACAGATGATGGTAATATCGATTGTCTAACTTATATACCAGAACAAAAGGTGTACGCATGGTCGCACTTCACCACCAAAGGCAAATACAAATACGCTGAAAGCGTGGCAGAGGGCGAACAAGATAGTTTGTACGTTATCGTTGAGCGTGATTTCAAAAGCGGTACAGTGATGTGTATTGAACGATTTGAGCCGATGTATAACGCTGATAATAACAACGTGTACATGGATTGTTATATTCGACAAACTAGCACAGAGAATATCAGTACTATCACAGTACCTCATCTGATTGGTGAGGATGTGCAAATTGTTGTTAATGGTAGGGAACGGCCAATTAAGGAAGTACCACCTACGGCAATTATTAATATCGATGGTGAGGCACAAAGCGTAGCCGTTGGTATTAACTACACTACACGATTACGTATTCCGAGTATCGAAATGCAAATACAAGATGGTACATTACAAGGTCGACAATTAACGATGAGTAGGTTATCGATGAACATTTTGAATTCATTCGGTGGTAAAGTTGGAAGAAACTTCAACCATATGGATGATATTTTACTACCACCACTCAAGTTATATAGTGGCGATAAGGTATGTATATTGCCAAAATTCGATGGAGTGTACTCAACCGATGCATCTGTATGTATTTTGCACGAAAAACCTTATCCATTTAACCTTTTAAGCGTTACAAGAGAAATAGAAATAGGCGGTGGTTTTCCAAATGTTACAGGACTTTAATATTTGCCCTGTAAGGCACACTTCATTAATTCATGACTTATATATCAACTTGCGCGCTATAGACACCTTAGAGGTCAATATAGCGAACCAAAATTTTCCGAATTATGGAAAAAATGATTTTGTGAGAGATATTTGTAGTGATGATTACGAAAACCACATTGTAATTGAGAATGATGTACCAATAGCCGTATATGGAATTTCAAAAAAGCCAATCAACGGAATGTACTGTATTTATTTCTTGGGGAACAAGATACTAGATACGAATTTGAAATTGCAAAAGGAATTTCTAAAACGAAGTAACGCAATCATAAAAGAGTGGTTATCCACTCATGAATGTTTATGCAATTTCATACATAATGAAAATAACCGCTCTAAACGATGGCTTACATCGCTAGGGGCGGTTATTCATTCTGATATAACACATAACGGAATGGAACTATTCACATTGAGAAAGGGGGATGCGAATGTGTAATCCTATTGCATTAATGGCAGGTCAAATGGTTACTCAATTATGGGGTCAACATCAACAAACAAAAGCACAAACTGCAATGTACAATGCACAGGCACAAGCAGCGGAAGCTAACGCACGTATATCTGATAGGAAGCAACAGGATATTGCCAATCAAGCACTACAAGAGCGTGATAAGATGGACAATAAAATGCGGTTGATTGCAGGTCAGAATACGGCAGAAGCTGGCGCTACAGGGTTATCCATGAGTGGTACACCATTACAATTAATGGCTAGTAGCTACGATGAATACAACAAGGATATTAACAACTGGGAAACTAACAAGAATAACAGTATCTACAATGAATATCTTAATGGTGTTAATTACCGCAATGAAGCTAGTAGTGCAAGAGCAGCTGCATCCAATGCGAAAACGCAAGGGAGATTGCAAATGTTAAGTACTATATTGAGTACTGCATCAAGTATGTATGGTTTGAAACAACAATATGCAGGTGTTGGAGCAGGTGCTAATAAGTACAAAACTGTATATGGTGGTGATACAGATTACGATGCTATTAGTGGTTTGAAAAATGGTGATGACCTAAGAATGCAACAAGGTGTAGGACCGGGATCTATTGTAACTGTTCGTAAAGTTAGGAGATACAGATGAAGCTAGTCAGTTATGAGGGTGAACAAAAACTAAATACAGTTAATGGTAATGTTGCCAATACTGCTAGCGCTGCTGCATACGGTGTAGACCAACAAGGACTGAGTAACCTTTCAAAAGCGGTTGGTGATTTGGGAAATACAATGTTACAAATTCAAAAGCAAAAAGAAATGACTGATGTAGTTAATGCTACAAACGAATTTAACGCCGCTATGAATGATTGGATGTATAACCCAGATAACGGCGCAATGAACAGAAAAGGCGAAAATGCACTAAGCATTCCTATTGATTATCAACTCAAAGTACAGGAATTGAATAAACAAATTGCTGATAAATACAATTTCAAATTAAAAGATAGCATTAATGCTTTTAACAAAATTGTAGATACTGATAAGACAAATACCATTAACAATATCAACAAATATGTTAGAGGTCAGTACGAGGATAGTGCATTAAAAGCGCTTGATTTGAATGTACAAAGTATCGCTAACAATGGTGTTGTAAATGGTAGTCCTGATGCATTTGAACAAACCATGCAACAATTGAGTGGTAGTATCGAAGCACAGTTAACCAATCTAGGATATGACGAAAACACAATAGATGTACAAGTTAAAAAAGCACAACAGAATACTGCAGTTACCATGATTGAAAAGAAAATAGCTGATGATGATTTAGATGGCGCAAATAAAATGATTAATGCAGCCGCATCATCTGGCTTAATTGATGAAGATAAAATTATGGGTTACAGACAAAAGGTTAAGAAAGCATCTGTTGTATTGGCTACATCTGATGATGCAGCAATTGATGAAGCAATCGGACAATTTGACCCTCACGATCCGAACTTGCTAGATAAGGTTACACAAGCACTTTTTGATAAAGGGTTTGGTAAAGTTGCAGGTGCTATAGGTGAGCCAACAGTCGAAAACTTAAAAGCAGCTGTTATGGGTCAAGAAAGTGGTGGAGATGCTGGAGCGGTGAATGCACGTACAGGTGCATATGGTTTATTCCAAATCTTACCGGATAACTGGCCGGAGTGGAGCGCGCAAGCGGGTATACCGGGTGCTGATATGTCAGACCCAGAAGCACAAAAGAAAGTAGCTGCATTTAAACTTGGCGAATATGCACAGAAATATGGTGTAGAGGGTGCGTTCGTTGCGTGGTATGCTGGCCCTGTAAATGGACAACGTTGGAAAGATGGCGCACCTGATGCGATTGATGGAAATGGCAATCATTACTCATGGGATGCACCACAGGGCAATGGCGATGAACCTAGTATTAGGCAATACATGCAAGAGGTTAAAGCTAGACTATTTAATGGCGGACAGCCACAGGAAGAAACGGCTGCACAGGCACAACAACGTAAAGAATTAATTCAACGTAATGTGGCTACACGTATTCAAAACCTACGCAGAAAAGAAGCACAAACTGTTGAAAATCAACGTGCAGAAGTAGCAGAAAAGGTAGCGGCAGTTGTAGCTAATGGTGGCACAGAAGCTGATGTGTTGAAAGTTAAACAAGACTACGCAGCGACACATTCTGAATACGCTAGAGCGGAACAGGATAATTTAAATAGAATGCAGTTGAGCGTAAATAAAGCAGCACAAAACGCAATGAAAGCTAAAGAAAATAATGTGCTAGGTGTTAAAGCAGCAATTGCTAATGGACAGTTTAAGTCTCAAGGCGAATTAACAAATTTCCTTGGAGAAATGGGAGTGTATTTCACACCTGTTCAATTGAAACAAATTGATGATTATTACGCATCATATGCTAATGGTACTGGTGATTTTGCACCTAACATGAAAGGTATGAAAAGTACAATTGAAAGCATAGCAGGTAGAAAGATTGATGGTGTTGAATATCAAGGTGTGGCAACCGCAGTATATCCTAAAGTACAAGAATACAGAAACAAATATGGTATAGACCCATCACCTGCACAAATGGCTGAATGGGGAGCAGATGCAGTATCTCAACAAGCCATAGCATCCACTAAAACAGGTGAATTCTGGGGTGCAGGTAGAATGTCTAATTTCTTTGGTGGTAAAGGCGCAGCCGTTACATATACCAATGCACAATTAGCAGCTAATGGTATGTATGGCTTATACAATACTACTGGTGATGATGGTGAGCCATATTATGTCTATAAAGATAGTAGCGGTCAAGAACACACGATAACACCGGAAGAATTAGCTGAAAGGTTAGGACAATAATGAGTGATTATATAATTACACCGGAACAAGCGACAAATGGAACGTTTGCGATAAAATCAAAAGCGCATACTACGTTTGATGGCGCGGTACAACAAGAAACAACAGATAATTCATATGGTAAAGCTATCAGTAATGCGGCAAATAGTGTAGGTGCATGGGTAACAAAAGACCCTAGCACGGCAACAGTTGATACGGATGCAATGAACGCATTAGCACAAACTGATGTTACACCTCAACAAAGCGAAAACTTTGTAAATAAAGCTAGTGAAATATTACAACCGGCAATGCATCGTGCGGAACAAATCTATTTATGGAATAAAGCAGATTGGGCGCAATCAGCACTTGATAGTGGCGAAAAACTAGGTATTAGTGCTGACCTTATCATGGCTAGTGGACAAGAGGGTATCAGACGAGCAGAAGCTGCTGCAGCACAAATCGAACGTGGTAGAACTATTCAAGAAGTGCGTGAAATGTATCCGGAACTTGAAAAGGTTAATTATAAAAACTCAGCAGAAGCAATTACTACGTTACAAAACCTTGAAGCAATTAATAATACACGAGGTGTATTTGATGCGGTACAACAAGGTGTTTGGTCGATGAATGATCAGATTAAATTAGGGCAAGTTGGTTGGAAGTTATCTCAAACTACTGATAAATCTGAAATCGAAGATTTAACAAAAGAGATGGAGCGCTTGCAATCGAACCTAAAGCAATACAGACAAACAGATGGAACAGATGTGTTACAACAAGTAGTAGGCGCTACTGCTAGTCAAGGATATATGATGGCGGCACAAGCTATTATGGGTTCCAATCGTGCTGCTGAGGGGATGGCACTAGGTGCAACAACTGGTGCTATTGCTACCGCTCCAGTTGGTGGTGAGGGTATTATTCCGGGTGCATTAATTGGTTTAAGCACAGGTGTTCAAGTTGGTATGGGTGAGCAAATGTACCAAATGTCATTTGGCACAAAATACATTGAACTCATCAACAAACGAGACGCGCAAGGTAACAGAGTATATACAGATGATGAAGCTAGAAAATATGCAATGTCATTTGCTGCAGTTGATGCAGGGATCGAATTTGCATCATTCAAAGTGTTTGGTAAAGCCTTATCATCTGTTGCGCCTAAATCTACAATGGCGAAAGCTATACAAAATGCTACAAGTGATGCAGCACAAACATTTAGCCGTGGTATTGGCACAACAGTTGCACAGATGATGAAAGCTAATGTTAAAGCTGGCGGTTCTGAATTAGTTGAAGAGGGCTTGCAAGACATCAACGAAAAATTCCAACATAACCTATACCGCAATAATAATGACCCAGAGGGAGCATATTCTATAGGTGATATGGCAGTAGGTGCAGGCGGTGCAATGTTACAAGCACTACCAGCTGTTATTGGTTTGGGTGCAATCGGTGGCGGTATTAGTGGTATTCACACTATGAAAGCATTCCACGAATTTCAAAAGCTAACACCAGAGCAGCAACAACAAGCCGTAATGGCCGAGCAAAATCGAAATGGTACTGCTATTATGCAAGCATTAAAACAAGATGCAGCATCAAATAAAATGGCAAAAGAAAACCCTGAACTGTACGGAAAGATTGTACAAGCACAGGGCGATAATGTAGGTGTATCTACTGCATATGTAAATGTCAACGAAATGGCAGAAACCGAAGAGGGTCAACAAGCCATTAAGAACATGATTGATAGTGGTTTGGTAACGCAAGGGGAAGTATCGAAAAGCATTGAAGCTAACGCAGATATTCCTGTACCAATTGGGAAGTATGCACAATTAAGCGGTGGCTTGACGGAAGAAACTGTAAAGGCACTAGAAGAAAGTACATACTTTACACGTGGCGGTATGAGCATGAAAACGCTTGAACGTGCAAAAGCGGAAGTGGAAGCATTTAATAATAACCTAGTTGATGCAACAGAAAAGAAAGCACAACGAGTTAAAGAAAGCATCATCCGTGATGAATTTGAAGATGTAAGCGATGTAGATCGTGAAGTGCTAGACCAAGTATTTGCTAATCCTACACAGGTTAAGCAAGCATACAATAACTTATACAAAAATCTAGTGCAAGAGTATCGTGAAAACTACGCAAGCGACTTTGACAACATGGACAATGATATTAAGGAAGCAACTGCAAGCGGTGTAGAGCCACAATGGCTGACTGATTATAAGTCTAACAATGGCGGTAAAGTACCACGCACGAATGCAGAACGTAGACGTGCAACGTTTCATTCAAGCGTAGCAAAAGCACAAACTGCATTCGCTGATAATACGGAAGCACTTAACCAAAGCAATATCCATCATGCTGATATGGAGCATACGCTACAACAAATTGAAAGCCTTGAACGATTGCACGATAAGATTTTTACATTAGCGGATAACGATATAGCGTTACGGATGCAACTATCCAAGAGTGGCTATGATGTATACAACAAAGTAGTTAAATCGATTGGCGAAAGCACCGATAGAAAACAACGTGAAACGGCAAAAGCTAATGCGTTGTTAATGGCACAACATGCTGATGTAATGGCACAATATATGCGACAAATGGGCCGTGGTGGTTATACCGCTATGGATTATTTTCGTGATAGCGTGCGAATCAACATGAATGCTAAATTAGGAGAAAAAAGCGGATATGCACAGCCATTAAACGTTGATGTTGACTTAAATCACAGATTACAAGTTGTTGATTTAACAAATCTTAAAACTAATCTGAAAACAGAAAAAGACATAATAGATTTATTTAAAAACACACCACCACAAGCGGTTATGATTGAGGATGGTAATGTTATTGTTTTACCGCCTGATGATAGAGTTGGTGTAAATCATGTTGCGTTTGGTACTGATACAAGTAAAACAAACAAGTCTAATAAAAAATTAATTATTGGCGATGTATCAAATATATTGCAACATAGCGTAGTTATTGACAGCTCTAAAAATAAAAAACTTAACAGGCCTACAAATAATATGAGTAAAGGTCAAAAAAGACGTCAAAGACGAAAAAATGGTATAGAGAATTATCATAATTTGTTAGCTGCTGTTAATATCAATGGTAATTATTATGCGGTAAGATTGATAGCAGAAGAGAAAAAAGGTAAATTAACAGTCAATCCAAAAACTGTTTATCTTTATGATGTGAACATACAAAAAAGCAGTACTACTAACGTTAAGGCACAGAGTGGCAATAGCCAAGCGGCCAATAATACGTCTAGTAGTACTGCTTTTGATACTATAAGTATAAAAGATATATTGAATGGAGTCAAGGACGGAAAAGGTGTTTTATATGTAGATAACAATGGGAATGGTAATTATTACACACAAACATATAACCAATCCGCATGGCATGGTTCACCGTATGATTTTGATAAGTTTGATTTAGGTGCTATTGGTAGTGGTGAGGGGAACCAAGTACATGGTTGGGGCTTATATTTTGCTAAAAATAAGAAAGTATCTGTAGCGTATAAAGATGTTTTAGGCGCTAAAGGCTCTTTTGTTATATTAAATGGAGAAAAATGGACTACAGATAACGAAGGGGATTGGACAAACGGGGAAAAAAAAGTCGAGTATGGTAGTGCATTAGGTTATGTTTTTGACGAATTGGAAAAACATGGGACTAAAGAAAAAGCAATAGAATCATTACAGAAAGGCTTAGATAAAAACAGATATCGTGATAAATATCGAAACGAAGCAAAAAAGGCAATTGATATATTAAGAAAAAACGATGCTAGCGGAGTAAAGGGTGGTAAGTTATTTAAAGTAGATATCCCTGATATAAATACAATGCTTGATGAAGATAAATATTTCAAAGAGCAAAATAAAGATATTGTTAATAAAATAGTACTAGCGGCTAACGATTTAGATATTGATAAACGCAAAGCTTTATTAGAATACTATAAAGAGCATCCATCATATACTACTAATAAGGAATATGAAAAAATATTAGGTAAAATACAAGGGATAAAGCGTAATCAAGAATATTTAGCCGATGCTTTACTTAACAATGTAAATAAAATAAAAGAAAAAATTGCTAGAGAAACGGCTGCAGAGTACGGATATAACTTTGATGAGTTAAAAGCAGATAGCACTTTAGAGATGGCTAAAAAGCTATTTGGTGAAATGAATGAAAAACTATCAGTACTAAAAAAAGAAAAAGAAACTGAGTGGGCTAAAGAGAAATCAAGACAAGATAAGATTTTGGAAAATATAGGTGATACATTTACCAAAGCACCATATACTGGACGAGATGTTTATCTTGCATTATCAAAGGCATTTGGCGGAGATAAAGGTGCATCTGAGTTTTTAAATTCTATTGGTGTTAGTGGCATTACATATGATGGATATACGGATGGCAGATGTTATGTAGTATTTGATGATAAAGCTATTAATATTATCGAAAAGTACAATCAATCCGTTAATGGTATGACCGAAATCATGAGCGATGGTGAACGCATTATCAGTATTTTTAAGACTGCTGATAGAAGTACATTCTTACACGAAATGGGTCATGTATTCTTTGATGATATTCAAAAATTAGCATCTATGGACAATGCACCTAAACAATTACTTGATGATTGGAACGCACTCAAAGAGTGGAGCGGTTGGGTTGATGGTGAAAACGTAGACAACACCAAAGCACATGAGAAATTCGCACGAGGTTGGGAAAGCTATTTACGAAGTGGGGAAGCACCAACAAAAGGATTACAACGTGTATTCCGTCAATTCTCTAAATGGTTAACTCGTATTTATCGTAGTGTTCAACGATTAGGCGGTGAAGTACCATCTGACATTAAAGATATAATGGCACGTATGATAGCTACGCAAGATGATATTGAAAACTACGCACACGAGCAAGCATTAGAGCAATTTGAAAATACAAAATTGTATCAACAGTTGAGTGAAAGCGAACAAGCACGAGTGCAAGGCTACATTGCTGACATTAAAGAAAAAGCTAAAGAGCGTGTAATGCGTAAGTACATGAAAGAGTTAGATAATCGACCTATTAAAGAATGGGAAGAAGTGAAAGACAATGTGCAAGCGGAAATCGAAAAGCGTTTAATCGAAGAATATCCTATCTACAAAGAACACCAACGATATATGGCATTTGGTGCGGATGCATTGAAAGATACGCAGTACCAAACTATTGATGGGTTAGAAAAAGCGGAACGTGAGGAAGCTGGCAGTACTTACGATGAAGCAGTAGCACAGGAAATGGAAAACGCTAGAAATGAGTTTATTAATGATCCGAACGCAGGCAAATCTAATCAAGAAATAGCCGAAGAAATGCTACTATCCAATCAAGGACAAATGGAACTTACACAAGAAGAAGCGCGCTTGATTAAGGCTCATACCAATAAGGAACTAGCTAAAAACTGGGTATTATTGGATAAGTTGCAAAAGCTAGATGTAAATAGTGAAAACCTAGATGCAGAACTAGCACCAATTGAGCAAGAACTAACTAAAGAACAATTGCTACGAAAGGACAAAGCAAAAGTTGATAAAGAGTTAGGAAGTGTTTCAAAAGAATTAGATAAAGCCAATGATGAAATCGATAACCTAAAAGCACAACAGGAGCAAATCCAAGCACAGGCTAAAGAACGTGAGTTTGATTTAAAAGATAAAAACAACGAATTATCTAAACGCTTAACGGCAATTACAAATCGATTAGATAAAGTGCTAGAGCAAAAAGAACGCTTACAAGATCGTATGCAAGAACGCATGGATAATAAAGTATTATCTAAGGAAGAACGAATTGAAAAGCTAATGGATACGTTGCAAGAACGTATTGATGCGGTTCGTGCAATTCGTGATGGTGGATTTGGTACTATTCCAAAATATATGGAACGTGCTAAAAGAGAATTAGGCGATTTGACATTATCTCAAGCTAGCCAGTACAAGAAATACCAAAATCAAGCCGTAAGAGACGGCAAGAAAGCGGATAGTGCATTGGCTGTTGGTAAAGTTGACGAAGCATTATATGCTAAACAATCTCAAATGCTTAATCAAGCAAGGGCAAGAGTAGCGTTTGAAAATTCAAAAGCTATTAAGAAACTACGCACTAAACTATTAGACCAGTTAGGCAGAATTACACGAAGTCAAAATCCTATCATGATTGAGCCTAACATGCGTTATTTCTATACGCATATGGCATATCAAATGGGATTAACTAAGTATGATGGCTTAAAACCTGTTGATGGCTTTGATATGATGTCAGTTATTAAAGCACTCGATGCAGATGCTGATATTATGGGTGATAAGGAAGCGGCTATAGAACTTGAAGATTGGGTAAAAGCAATGTTTAAGGCTCAATCACCTAGAATGTTTAGTACCCTTAAAATGAGCGAACTTGAACAGTTAGAGGAACTCATGACAGGGATGTACAAAAACGGCAGAACTCAATATGAGGGAAGTACACTAATCGATGAAAAAGGTAATAACGTTACATTTGATGAAGCTATATTCCAAATCATTGATAAGGCAGCCGAAACATTTGGTAGAGATAATGGGAATGTATTCAATGAGTTAAACAACCGCAGCCGTGCAGATGCATTGTCTAATACATTGAATAACTTTAACTTATCATTATTGAAAGCCGAAACATTCTTACGCAGGTTGGATGGCGGAAAGAACGGCCCTGCAGTTAGATATATTTACGAGCCAATTAATAAAGCTACTCAGAAATTCAACGAGTACAAAGAAAAATCTATGTATAGATTGGCTAGAGATGTAAAAGCGGTATATTCCAAGAAACAACTATTTGATGTTCGTAATGATCATCTTTATAGCGTAGGTGAATTACGCAACGTTACCAAAGAACAAATCATCATGCTTGCCTTAAACTGGGGAACAGAAAAGAATAGACAACGTGCATTAGAAACTATCCAAAGTAATGAAGTAGAAATGGAGAGAGCGTTCCAAGAATACATGACGGATAAGGACTGGGAATTTGTTATCCGCACATGGGAACATATCAATTCATTCTATGAAGAACGAAGTAAGGTTCAAGAGGAATTGTATGGTAATCCTTTGAAGAAAGAAAAAGGTATTACATTCACAATTGGCGGTAGAGAAATTCAAGGTCAATATTTCCCTATTGTGTACAATCCTAAAGTTAGTGCTAAAGTATCTGACTTTGAAACAGAGGATATTGCTAAAACGATGATTGCTAGTAATGCAATCTTTGGTACAGGTATGGGTGCTACTAAATCACGTTTGGATGTAGTCAAAGGCAAGTCCTTGATGCTTGATTTTGATGTTATCCCTAATGCGATTACAGAGACTATTAATCACGTTACAATGCGAAAAGCAGTAACGGATGTAAATAAGCTAGTCGGTAATAGCCGTTTCCAAGAATATATCGTTGATAAATTCGGAATGGAAACCTATCAATTCTTGCGAACTTGGGTTCGTGATAACTGGAAAGATGAAGCATCACAAGTGAGTACTATCGGTAGATTGCTTATGACACTGAAGAAACGCACCACTGAGGCAGTTATGATTGGTCGTGTATCAGTCGCATTACAAAATGCGTTAAATATTCCTGTTGCTATGTATCGTATTGGTGTAGGGAATACACTCAAAGCAATTAGTGATGCAGGTGTTGGGTTCTATGGTGTAGGTACGGACAAGTATAACGCAACACGTGATTTCGTTTTATCTCAATCTATATTCATGAGGGAACGTGTTCAAACACTAGATAAGGATTTGAAACAAGGACTATCTATTGAGGGTAAAGGCTTACGCATTGGTGATACAAATGTTGGTGGTTATAAAGCTGAACAATTAGCTAATATCCGTGATGATATTAACCAAATGGGATTTAGATTGTTAACAGAAACTGATTTTGCATTATCTATTCCTGTATGGAAATTTGCATACGATAACAAAGTACTAGAATTACAAAGTGTTGAGGGAGTAACGGCAGAATTTGTAGAACAGGAAGCTATTAGTGCTGGTGATAGAGCCGTAAGAGATATATTCGGTAGCGGTGATACAAAAGACAGTGCAGGCATTCAGCGTTCTAGGGATGCATGGGTTCAATTGTTTGTACCTTTTTATTCCTATGCGAATACTTTGTATAACATTCTTGCTGAGGGGTATTATGGATTAAAAGACCAAAGAAACTACGGACAATTTGTACGCATGCTATGGGGTACAATTGTTATACCAGCATTAGGTATGATGGCATATAAGGCTATGACAAATGGAGATGATGATAGTCCAGAGGATTTAGTCAAATCGTTTATTGAAGAGTTAGCATCTCAATCTATTATGGGTGTACCACTTGTACGTGATGTTGCTAATATGACAATGCGTAACATATTAGGTGAAAAGTCATTTGGTAAAACTAATTCTGTTATAGCTACTTCTATTGTGGATAAGTTACAAGATATGTACACTGCTATAACTTCTAAAAATAAAGATGCAACAGATGTAGGTAGAAGCCTATCACAAGTATCAAACCGCATCATAGGTTTTAGTGATACCATTACCGATGGATTGTGGACATTATCTAAATTCGCATTAACCGATACAGATGCAAAACTAGAGGATGTTATCATGTCTATCATTTTAGATAAAAAGCTAAAAGATAAAAAATCCAAGAAGAAAGACAAACATTAATAAATAAGGACTACTCAATTATGGGTAGTCCTGTTTAATTAGAAAGGGGAACAAATATGATACCAGAGGTCAATAAACCTAGTGTAGTTTATCAATGTGATGGAGTTAACAAAAAATGGATATGGCCATATGACTTTTACATGATTGAAGATATAGCCTTAATCATGGTGGATGTAGACGGCACAGAAAGCGTACAAACTGGTAATATCGATTATGACAAAGAAAACAAAATTTTAACGTATCCTGCTGATGGTGATCCATTAGACAATACGCACAAGATTATTCTTGAACGTAGAACACCAATCACTCAAGATACAGATTTACCAGATGAATACCCATTCCAAAACATCGAACACATGACAGATAGGGTTACATTGATTTTGCAAGAGATGCAAGAGAAGATGAACAGAGCCTTATTAATCCATGTTGGTAGCGATGAGGATGCAACAACAGTTGCACGTAAGATTGTAGATACATCGACAAAGGCAGCGAATGATGCTATTGATGCATACGAAAAAATCAAAGCAGAAAGTGAAACTATCAATGCTAATGCAGAATCAATAAAAACGCTAGGCGGTGAAATCACAGAATTAAGCCGTACAGTTGATGATAAATTAGCAACAAGCAATACCGCACTTGATACATCTAGTGCTAATGTAACCAAAGCGGAAAAGCTAGTGGCAGATGCAAAAGCCTACGCAGGACAAACTACAGTTGATAAACGTGATATTAATGAGTTGGTTAGTCAAGCACGTACACTTAAAACTGATATTGACAATAAACAAACATCAATCGCAAGTAACGCTATTAAAGCAGCTGATGCGGCGAAACGTGCAGAAACGGCTGCAAGTAAAGCAGAGCAAATTGCCTTACCTAATGGCGGCGGTTTGATTACTAAAACCGAGGCTGATACAAAGTTTGTACCTAAAGACAGCCTATATGGTATCGTATCTGTTAAAGACTTTGGGGCAGTTGGCGATGGTATAGCTGATGATACCGCAGCATTTAAACGTGCTAATGATAATCTTAAAAATAAGATACTGTTAATTCCTAATGGCATCTACAAAGTAAATGAGCATGTTTCGTTTGATACTGTTGATAGTGTTATGGATATGGGTACATACAACAACATTAAGCCGTTCTATCCTACTGAAACACCAATGCTTAAAGGTGCATCAAATATTGCGTTTGTGAAAAACATCCAATATGGCGATGAAGTAAATCAATGTCAAGGCTTTACCTATAACGATAAAAAGAATGTGTTTGTGTTAGCATGCATTAATGGCGATGGTACAAAACAAAACTTGTACGAACTCAATCCAGATACATTTGAAATTGTTGGTACATATAAGTTTAGCGACCCTGACCGAATGGGCCATTGTAACACTATGTGCTACAACAAATACACGAACAAAATTTATCTTGCCAATGGTTTAAAAAATGGTAATAACCTATCTGTATTTAATGCGGATACAATGACATTTGAAAAGACCATCACATTGAATGAGCGTGTATTTAATATTGGATATGATCCTATCACACGAACTTATGTGAGCATCGTACCAATTAGTGGTCAGCAACGCTTGCGTGAAGTCAACTTGTACAATGATGATTTCCAAAAAATGAAAACGTATCAAATTGACTACCAATACGATGATTTCAACAACAATGGGGCATTAATGCTTAACGGATGCATCATGAGTGCAACGCTCGGTAGTTTGGTAGAATGTACACCATTTGGCTCAGTCAAACAAATCATTGAGATTAACAGAACTACTGAAATTGAAGATATAGCATACTGCAACGGCAAATTCTATTTTGCGGTGTTAACAGAAAAACCTAGTAAACGGCATCAAGTCGATATTTATGTAGGCAATCCAAACCGAGATTATCAGAACTCAATTAACACTGCACGATTGGCAACGCTTGATTATCTCAAATTAACTGGTGGCACATTAAGTGGCGCACTTAAAATGGCTAACAATACTTTGATTGAGGGTTATAAACCTGATGGTCATGGTGTTGGTATTGCTAAAGTATCTACTGCTGGCAACGTGGAATTTGGCGATAGCTCCGTTAATACGTTTGTTAAGGGTAAGGAATTAAAACACTATGACGGCACAGATAGTTACACAGTAATTACTACCAAACATTACGGCACGGCTATTTATAGTAAGACTAAAGCTGATGAAGTGTTTGTTAAAAAAGATGATGCAGGTTCATTTGGTTTTCCTTACTCCAAATTAGATACCGCAACAGATTGGAATACACTTACAACGCAAGGGTGCTACGAAATCAATTTTGATGGCGGTGCTAATAATCCGCCACGTTCGCATAAGCAAGGTATGCTGATTGTATTTAACTTTGAAGATGGTAAATTAATCGACCATACATTGCACACATTAAATGGTGAAACATATCATCGTACTTTCATGGCTGATAAATGGGGTAGCTGGGGAAGAGTGCAAACATCGTTGAATAGTCGATTGCAATTGTGGAGTGCTAATGGAACGAACGAGGTATACATAGATGGCTAAGTTGGTAGTAAATATTAAAGGTCAATCCGAGGAATTTGGATTGACCGATGATGCACGAGATATTGGCGGTAATGATTATCTAACTATATCTAACGGAAACAAAAAACAGTATGCACGATTAGGGAGTAATGCTACTAAGTTGATAGTTAGAAAAAACAATCAGAAATTCTATGTACAAAAAGATCCAATTTTATTTACTGATAAAAAATTGATTACGAGTAAATATAATTTGGATTATGTTTACGATGTATTCTTTCCAAAAGGAGTATATATCGTAAAAAGACAGAATAAGTATCAACAATTTATAATCAACAAACAGGATGTTTATAGAGTGATCGTCAATATGTATAGAAGTAATGATACTGATTATTTTATTTACACAACAATCGTAAATAACGGAAATTATATACTAAACAAAAAAATTTTTCTTTCACCCGAAAAAGGATTGTTGATAGTACGTAATGATTAGTGCGGTGATACAGGGAGATTAGTATGATAGAAATCTTTATTCCAATTTTTAACGAGGTGTTTAACGTGAGTGAGTCGATACGCATATCATTGGCTATATTTACAACAGTTATTCTGGTTTTTATAGACACAGTTTTGCGAGTGCTAGTTGAAGCAAGGAATTACAACCTAGCAACAAAGAGAGAAGTAACAGTCAAGAATACTATACTAGCCATATTATGGAGAGGTTGGGCGGTAGTAGAGATTAACGGAAAACCAAAACGATTTTTAGTAAGCGGCAAGCTACGAGCGGATATGACTAAGAAATTAGTCAAATCCTATCCGTGGCTTTTTTTGTTAGCGCTTATCCTACTCACCTTGCCAGATGTAGTAGTACCTGTATTAGGCCGTGTAGATGTATTCCTATGCACATTGCTATATTTGATACCTATATTTATCGAATTGGCATCGTGTGTAGAGAACATGATAGAACTTGAATTGGTAGAAACGAGGTGGTTTAAACGCGCGATAGGATTATTTAAACAAGTGATTGATTTCGTTAAATCCGTAAAGGAAGCGATTAAATGAAGATTAACTATGAAGATACGATAACGCTAATTGCCTTGGCTGGTGCGTTAATCATGACTATCTATCTTGAACAAAAGGATTTGGCAAGCGTGATAGTCGGTGTATTGGGCGGTTATATCGGTGCAACTGGCGGTGTTAAGCGTTCCCAGTACTTAAATAATGGGGGTTGTGTTGATGAAAAAAAGGAGTGCGAAAAATGAACGAATTAGGGAGTTTGAGTGCGGTATATGAAAGTAATGGCGACCCTGCTTGTGTATCAAGCGGGGTTAACGATGCAGGCGGTATTTCTTATGGTACATATCAATTAGCTAGTAATTGCGGTAGCGTTGATGAGTTTTTAGGCTGGGGATTGCGGCAAGGTGGATACTACACCGACTATGCACGAGCGTTGGTTGATAGCGGTGAAATCAATAGTAATGAGTTTATCGACCAATGGAAAGAACTAGGCACGATTGATAGACAAGGATTTGCACAGATGCAACATGACTACATTAAGGCTAAATACTACGATGTAGCGTGTAAGTTGTTACAAGATAATCTATTTCATGCAGATAAACATTCAGATACATTAAAAGATGTGATATGGAGTAGGACTGTACAATATGGTGTAGGCAATATCGTTGATATGTTCCACGATGCATTACAACTCATGGAAAAGGCTTTGAATTTAGAATTGCCCAATCTATCCTACGTTGATGATAAACGTTTCGACTATGACATCATCGCTTGCATCTATGATGTATGTATGACTACTGCATGGAATAATAGTGCATTGCGTGATAGCTTGAATGAACGTTTCGCTGATGAAAAGTTTAGAGCGTTGGAAATGCTACAAAATGAATTAAATGAGGTGTAATCCATGTTAATTAGTGAGCTAGTACAAACTATCAAGGAACACTACAAACTAGCCATAGCGATTGCCCTATGCGTTTTTATCGCTATTGTAGGTGTAGTGATATATCATTACAAACACAATCAATTAGAAAAGCCTGTAGTCATTACACAGGAACAGGCTAAATCGTCAAATGAATTGTCAAAGGCAATTCATATTACTGAAACGGAAGCACAGGAAGTTATTTCCAAAAAGAAAAGAACTCAACCGATAGCGACATACTACACACAAGCACCGACAGTTGAAGTCGCAGCGGAACAGGTGAAACAGGATATTACACATAGTAATCCTAATGTACCTAAAGCCGTTACTGAAAAATCAGATAGAACCGCAGTTGTTGCTAACACAGACGAGCAAAAAGTCGATGTGTACAAAATCAATCTAAACAAAGGACACAAGATTAAAGCTGGTGTTACTTTGATAGATAATAAAGCCTATGAAACCATAGGCTATCAAGCAGGTAAATTTGAAGTGCTAACACATTTCAATGGACAACATTTAGAGGGCGGTAGTGTACTTTACACAGTAAAGGAATGGTGATCTAAATATCTCCGAGTTGCACGGATTGCAACAATCAACTGTTAATTGACAGTTGGAAAGTATTACTTTATAACTGAAAGGAATAACACAATGGCACAAGTATTTACATTTGAAGGAAAAACACATCAATTCGCAGAAGATATTCAACCAAACAAAGAGGGGTTGTATATGGCCACTCTAAAAGATGGTGATAACGTAACATGTGAAATGTGGTTTGTTAACGGCGAACTACACCGATTAATTGAATTAGACTAA